TGCTACAACTGGAGCGCTAACGCTTATGCCCCATACCGTAAACATAATGGCAACACAGCTTTGTGCGTACCATTCTGGCATACCTAACATATTATCGAATATCTGCTTACCTAGAGGTGGATAGACAACCTGAACCATATAAGGGCCAAACCACATAAAGAATGTGAAATATTTAAACTCAGCTCCTGTAGACTTTAAAGCTTCTTTCGAACGCTCTAGGTCTGCCTTGGCTACTTCACCAGCTAACTTTAAATTGGCCAATTGCAATTCTTTCTCAGTGTCAAGCTTTATCTTTTCTATCTCTTGCTTGGTTTGGAAGTAATCGCCTATCTGACCAGGTATCTTTGCAAGCAGTGGAAGTATTAACGCTAGTATTGCTGCCATCTATCCCTCAGAATAAAAATGGCGCAGGAATCGCTAGAGAGGACCTACCGGAGCTAATGCTCTCATTTAGTAGGCAGCGAATTGCGCCAAACTCTTGTGTATATAACTATTATAGCACACTCAATATAATTTTATATATATTGCTACGCTAATAATATTTATTTTATTTTCATCTCTCGAAATAAGCACTTTTAGACTATTTGTATGATAAACTGGAACTAGGCCGTCAGGACTAGTAGGGGTTACAGTAGCAAGTATACTCGGGGTTAGTATTCTGTCCCATTGTATGACAGAGAGTGGTCGCCGCATTAGTCCCGGCGTAATAGCGTAAGCTTTATGTATACTATTCTAGTTATTAACTTAGTTATCAGCTATTATATTTATCATTAGTAATTTATTCTTGTTCTATCCTTGACATATTCTTGTTTATATATTATACTATAGCTTATAGATTGGAGAAAGAACATGAACAATGACTATAGATATGATATTTTGAATGATTATATCTCTAACATATCAGAACAAAGCAGTGTTAGGCAATATTCCGATGGTAGCTTTTGTGTGTCTAGTTACATAGATGGTAAGCAGTTAACAGTAGAAGGGCATTACGATGTTGTTGTAGCTGTCATAAAACACTTATACGAGGAGTTCAGAGATGCGTAATAGTAGAGACAGTAGTAATCAGATAGTGGCTGCTATCGCTGTTATAGGCATTATAACAGTTTGCTTTATTCCAGGAATACTATTTATGGGGGCTCTTGTAAAAGTTTTAGGTATATAGTAATGCGGCAAATCCTTAACTTATTGATTCTGTTAAGAATCTCTAAACAACCTTGCCGCCGCGCCAACTACTTTAAGGAGAATTAGTTATGAAGGAATATATTATATTATGTATTTTAGTGTTTCTATCAAATTTTCTATTTGCTTGTTACGTAAACTTTGAGGTATTAAACTATGAACAACAATTACATATTGAGAAGCAGAGATGACTTGTTGGAAGAGCTTCGTATCTTAGGTATGAAGAAGAAAAAACTAGATGAACAATATAGAATCAGTGTTCAAGATATTACGGCAGATGTTCATGTTATAAATCTTGAGATACAGCTTCTTGAGTCTCTCGGCAGAAATAGTAACCCAAAGCTACTCGGCAGTTCTTAAGCTTTTGTTAAGGTTGAATACATAAGAATTATCTACGAGGGCTAGGGCACTAACTCCCCCAACAGCTAAAGGGGGATGTACCCCCTCTCTCCTAGTTACTTATAGCTGTGTGTTTGCGCGAGCTACACTTCCTCTAGTCTCAACACCTTAGAGACACGTTGAAACCAGTCGCTAGGCATTGCAACATTGATACTCTTTACTACTGATACATCTCTTCCCATCTCATCATGTGTTAAGCTACTGTAGAAGTTCTCAGCCCACAGCTTCCATCCCTCATAGCTTCTCACTTCACCTGTCATTGTATTCTTGTACATGTTTGTTCTCCTGTTTGTCTTACTATAAGCATAGCTAATATAGCAAACGTTGTCAAGAGTTTTCGTAAATATATTTTACATAGCAAGTATCATGCCAAGTAGTCCCAATTTAAACTAAGTGCGTACGAGGGTTTGTGACGCAGAAAACATACTCTCTTACCACTCCCCGCTAATATAGCCATGCCTACTCTCTCTACAGTAAACCCCAGCTATTACAAACAGTTACTCCCTATATAACACCATTAGAATCACTATCAATAAGCTTTAATATCTTAGCATAACTACCTATTGTATACGGTTTATAACAGCTAATAAAGCGGTATAAAAGCCTCATTTCACCTCTCCTCTAGACATATCAGGTGTCTTATGTTGATAGCCTAATAAGTCGCCGTCAATACTATACACTACGTTATAGTTGTCAGATATAAACCTATCAATACTTCTACTCTCCTGGAACATAAGCACTAAGTAATTATAAGTATGCTTAACGTTATTTAAAGTTTCCATATTACCTCCATTATTCACTAATTTGTGTATTACGTCTTCTTAATACCTTTTCTAATTTTATTTCTCCCGCTATTTGAGACACAAGTTTCCAGTGGTATTTATTTACAGCTATGCACATCCCTATTAGACAGAAAGACAAACCTATTATCATAGGAATTAATCTTATTGTATATGCTTGTTCTATGAAGTCACTAACACACCAGTACAAATCTATTCCTATTGCTATAGTACTGACAATTGACATAAATTCCACTAAGTCTGTCAATGCTCTAATATGTAATTTTGTATATATACTCATGTTTACTACCCCTCTATGTTTCCTCTTACTATAAGTATGGTATATGTTCTAATATTTGTCAAGAAATAAGTTTACGATTTTTAAAGTCTTCTAGTTTATATGCATAATATGTTTTATAAGAATCTATTGTATTGTCTGATTTAAACTCATCTGGCATAACTTGCGGCCATTCGGTTAACCCTGTCTCAGGTAAGTTAGGAGTGTTATTAGCTACCCAGTCCAACACCCTGTCACAGGCATGTATTTTATTAGTACGAATAATATACTCGGCAGATAGTGCGTTACCAAGACCTTCCAGCCACGTGAAGTTTTCCATAGAATGTCTAGTCCACTTAGCACATGGATGGTTATAATGAGTACGCTTATACGGAGCTACGCCTACATCATATACAGAACATAATAGCTGACAAGTTTCTAGTAACATCTTATTAACGTGTAGTTTACAATACTGTCTAGGTATTTCCACTGGGTTTGCATCTAGTACGAAGATATTCATATTATCACCTATCTATAAAATGTTATTGACCATGGGTCTCTTTCCAACTCTATTGTGAAGTTTGCTCCAAAGATGTTAGTCAATTCTAGACCAATAACCTTCTTTGTTATTTGTAATTCTAGGTTAAATACTATGTATGTTTCCATGATGTTTCCCTATCTCTTCACTTAATTAAAGTATAGATATAAAAAAAGCCCCTGTCAAGGAGCTTTAGAAATTATTACTAGTTTATTAAAAACAACACTACTATCAATAAGATAATGCAATGAGTAATGCCAAATTCAGTCATTATGGTTTCCCTTATCACAATATTCAGCAACTGATATAGGTAATCCCAGTCTATCAGCTTCTTTCCTATCCTCCTCCACTAATTGACGCCTACATTCGTTAGTACAATTCTCACTAACACAAAATGTCTTGTCTCTATAGCATAGCATTACGGTCTCCTATAACCCAATAGTGAGGCTTTAGGGTAGTATTTATAGCACACCTTGTTATTCTGGTTACCACCTAATACTAAGATGTTATCGTCATCCTCAGATATGTAATATCCAACATGCCCCTGCCACGGTAGTTTACCTCTTTTAAATACGACAATGTCACCTAATACAGGTTTATCTACAACTGTACCATATTTTAAATAACTTTGAGCATTTAGTTTATTAGTACCTTCCCTACCACATTCTTTCTCTACTGCATTAACAAATCCGGCACACCACGCAGTTTTAGCCGGGTTGAACTTCAGAAACAATTCTAACCTAGCATTATCCTTCTCCTCATGCCTACCGTGCCACTTTTTAGCCACTACTATTTGTAGAGGCTGGTCAGCATTTAGTTTTACACTCTTTTTATCAGCTTCTGGAGCGTCATCTAGATTTCCCATTAAGTATTTCTTCACATTGTCTAGTATTGACATAATTTACCCCCCATATTGTTATGATGGTGCACATAACCCTGTAACTGTTTCACCATCTTTTCCCATTGCTTTTAATGCTAATTCTACCTGTTTTGGCTGTTTTTCCTCAATATCCATGGTGTTATTAACATTGCCTAAGAACATAGCATTAGCTTGTATATGTCCAATGTGCGGTAGACCACTTTCTTGGTCTATAAGCTCTCCACTACTCAAGGCTGCGATATGTCTAAGCATACTATCTAATATCTCGGTGATGGGTAGTCCCTTCCTCCAATTATTCCTACCATACTTAGCAGCACCAAACTCTAACACCCTGGCACATTGCTCTAACGTATCTAGGCCTATAATAGAATATTTAGGCTTACCACTATTGTACCTAAGCGCCCGCTCTGAATCTGCGGTACGCTGCCTATACTTATCATAATGAGTCATCACGACCTCCAATTATCTCTATAATATAACCACTTACGTATTTACCACTGTAGGACTTTATTGTCACTAAGTCGTCCTCAGATGGTCTTTTTGCCGAGTCAACAACACCCTTAAACTCAACACCATTTTTATCTTCTATGACAACTGTATGTAACATAATACACCCCCTTATTTAAAATGTCTATCTCTTCGTTTATCTAATGTTGGGTCGTCACTATAAATGTATATATCCTGGTCAGAAGCAATTTTATTAAGTTCGGCCTTAGTTAGAAAAGGAGAGCACACTTTATGCATCAGCCTGTTAAAGTGATCATCGCTATGCTTCATACTATTCATAAGCTCGCCGCCCTTACCATATCCTACTGTACTATAATTATGGTACATTAAGAATGTATTGTCAAGCATAAGTAGTTTATCACAAGCGAGAGCGATAATACTAGCCATACTGTAGCTAGGTCCTTCTACAACAGCTGTTATATTTGCATAAGAGCTCTGTATAGAGTTTATAAGACTCAACCCTACATCAACCCTACCTCCAGGACAGTTTATATATAGCGCTACAGAATCATTAGAAGTCATATTAGCTAATTCTGACACAAAGTCGTTATAGCTACTGAAGCTTTCAATCTCATCGTATAGGTTATATCTATAGACACTACTAGTTTTTAATGTTATTTTCTTCATTATAATCCCCTACGTATGCCCAGTTGTTCCGCTAGGCGCAAGAAACACGCTTTAACAGTTGCTGGATGATTATTAAAATGTATATGACACCCTAATGGTTCAAGTCCGCTCTCTTGTTTGTACATATCCACAAACTCTGGTTTAATGTGCTGCACCTCATCTATTAGAATACGCTTATCCAACTGCTTCAACATGGTACTATCATCTATAAATTTATCAATGTTTAATAATGTCTTATTGATAGTTTGTTGCAGCCCTTTCTCTAATTTCACATAGTCTGGTATATGAGGCTTAGCGGGACTAACTATATCAGACAGATAGGCTTCACTAGCGTCATGTATCAATAACATCCTCATACCCAATGTACTAAACCCACCAATACGCTGACAATGTTGTACAAGGTTGATACAGTGTTCTGCTACGCTATAAGAGACTCCTATAGGCAAAGCCCCGTTAAAACGCTGTATTTTAGACAGGTGGTGGGCTATATCCACCAAATCAACCTGCTCCGCAGTAAAATTACCAATATCTATTAGTCTTCCACTGTACATAGCAAATTTACTCATGATATTTATCCCTCAAGTAGTCTAGAGATATGAAACATGGGTCAAAACTTCCAGCAATTACACGGTGAAGCATAATAATACCTCTCCAGTGGTGATTACCAATTGGACCCTTATACTCCTCATCATGTTGATAACAAGCCCCCGCGACAATACCCCACTGCTGTTGGCCGTTAGGTAAGAACCTAGTAGCCACATCCAACACCTGAGAATGTCCAACTACGAAGCTAGTGCCTAGTTTCTCGAGCTGTGACCACGCTCTACCAGGTCTAGGTTTACCAGTCATTGGACCAGGGTTGAAATGTATATACTGTATCCCATCTATAAATACTGGAGTTAGGTAGTCAATTACTTCCCAGTCCTCATATGGTAGGTCATGATACCCCAATATACCATCAAGCTCTGGCTGTAAATTCACAGCACGTTCTATACGTTGCTCATGATTACCTAGCGTCATAACCATTCTTGGCTTATATTGCTTCTGCTTTAAAATCTTTTGATGAGCGTTATATTCTTTTAGAGGCGCTAGTAATAAGTCCATAGCCTTACGTGCCGCTACTATATCTTTCTTATACCTACGACCCTCGAAGCTTTTTGTACCCTTATCATAGCTAGATAAGCTAGGCATATCGGCGAAGTCACCAATACATACTATAACTTCTGGTTTCTTCTCTACAATATACTTACCTATATGAGTCAGATGGTCTATAGGTATTCCATCCTTCGCCTGAACATCTGGTATAAATAAATGCTTCATTAAATTACTCCTATTTCTTGGTAATCATAAAGTGAGTTAGGTATACTCTCCCACTCCTCCTTCTCATACTCAGCTGCTAGGTTTTGCTCCGCTACATATTCAATAGCCCTCTGCTCGTCTAAAAACACAACCACTGGATAATCGGGTATATCATTATATGGCTGAGTGTCGTAACTATATACTAGATAACCTTTCATATTACTGAAATCTCCTTTAAACGTTTAGAACAGCTTATCAACTTATTTATTACATTAAAGGAACTAATACCAAAACTCATGTTCTCTGTTATGGTTGACATAATACTTGTACACTGCATCAAACCACCTAACGT